TTATGGCGCCAATTGATGAAAGAGGGTGCGACCTTTGGGCCGGAAAGGCTTTGAACCAGCCTTTGGCAGCGAAGCGGATTTCGGCTCAGGCTTCGACTGTTGCACCTCCGGTGGCTTGATCGGGCTTTTGAGAGTTATCGGCGTTGGTGCCGTTGCCGCGAAATACTCCAGCGCTGCAAGCGACAGAGCCCGGAACGTAATGTCCTCGAAGGCTCTACGCAGGCCATTCATTTGATCCGGAGAGCAATCCCAGGCGCGCATCCCGTCTTCGGCCAGAGAATATAAAGTGTCGGTCCCCTCGTCTGTGTCGAGGTGTTCGCGGAAGAGTGGCACCCATGTCGAGCGCTTTGGCGTTCGTGGCCGACCGGCGGGGCTTAGGTCGCCTTGTCTCACCGAAAGCCCATCCGCTGCATATAGAAGGATCGTGCCCGCCGGAGGCGGTAAAACCACACCCAGAAGTGCATTACCCATTTTCATAGTACAATTATAGCGCGAGTATGTTAAAAATATTCTTATAGAGCAGTCAGTTAGCAACCGCACAACGATCTCGCAGCGGCAATAATAAGAGGCTCTAAGAATATAGTCATTATTCTTATGGTCAAAAAAATGACCTTGTGTTAGGCCTTAAGGCGAGAAAAGTGACCAATTAGGCATTTAGGCGGGGCTTAGTGAGCAAAAAATCACTCGATGATCTCCCGGAGACATTTGTCTCTACATCAGAGACGACGCACCTTGCGTCCAAGGCCGTTCGCGCCGGGAAGCTCAGAAAGCTTGCCTCACGCCTCTACAGCCGTGATTTGAAGAGCCTCCCAGACGCAATCGTCCGTGGAAACCTCTGGCAGATCGTGGCGGGATATTTCCCGGACGCAATCATCGCGGATCGCACAGCTCTTGAGGGTGTTCCAGCAAAAGACGGCTCTATATTTTTGATCTCTTCGGAGGGGCAAAGCGATGTTGCCATTCCGGGGTTTACCCTTCGGCCTCGCCGTGGCGCACCCGCCCAGCCAAACGATCTACCGTTCATGGGTGCATTGCGTCTTGCGTCGCCCGCGCGAACGCTACTGGACAACTTTGCTCCGAGCAGAAGCCGGGGAGCTGTCACGCGAACTCTCTCCCGAAAAGAACTAGAGCAGCATCTTGATACGCTCTTGCGGCGATCCGGAGAAGACGAGCTAAACCGTTTGCGCGACGAAGCCAGAAGATTGGCTCCGACCCTTGAGCGCGAGAAAGAATTCACGGCCCTCAACAAATTGATTGGGGCGCTGTTGAGCACTCAGGACGACCATGTTCAAACCCCGGTCGTTCGTGCCCGCCGCAAGGGAATGCCTTACGATCCGGGGCGTTTGGAATTATTTGAGATGCTTCGGGCGGAGCTTCACCGCACACCGCCACAGACAAGGCCCGCCCAAATGGGCGACGGCACCACCTTGCCGTTTTTTGAAGCCTATTTCTCAAACTTCATCGAGGGCACTGAATTTGCCGTTGATGAAGCCGCAGCCATCGTCTTTGAAAACAAGATTCCCAACGCCCGGCCACAGGATGCCCATGATATTTTGGGCACCTATAGGCTCGTGACCAATCTCGAAGAGCTTTCAAAGACTCCGGCAAATTTTGCGGACCTAGAGCGCCTTCTTAAGCGCCGCCACGCCGAGATCATGCAGGCCCGCCCCGATAAAAATCCTGGTAGCTACAAAGCCGAAGCCAATCGCGCGGGTATGACAATGTTCGTCGATCCGGAAATGGTCCGAGGAACCCTTGAGCAGGGTTTCAAGGTCTACACCTCACTCGCCACGCCATTTCAGCGCGCCGTATTTATGATGTTCCTCGTCTCGGAAGTGCATCCATTCTCGGACGGCAATGGGCGTATTTCCCGCGTCATGATGAATGCAGAGCTTGTCTCAAGGGGCGAGCAGAGAATTATCATCCCGACAATCTATCGGGAGAACTATCTCAGCGCCCTGAAAGCACTCTCAAACCGCAATAGCGCAGAGCCGCTGATCCGCATGTTGGACTTCGCCCAGCGCTTCACAGCTTTGGTGGATTGGCGGAATTTCAATCTGGCAGAGACAGAATTGAAGGCTGCGAACGCATTCATGGATAGCAAGACGGCAGAAGACCAAGGGCTTCGGCTTAGGTTGCCGGGAGGAAATGCGTGATGCAGCTCACCGACTATCATGCGAAGTACTTTGCGCACGAGCTAACGAAGCGTAGCGCGTCCGATAATGTTGAAATGCTGGCAGGCGTGCTGTCTGATGCGCAGGTCGATCTCAATCCTCACCAAATCGACGCCGCGCTATTTGCTTTCCGAAACCCCTTTTCAAAAGGCGCAATTCTCGCCGACGAGGTGGGCCTAGGAAAGACAATCGAAGCCGGGCTCTTGCTCGCCCAGCGATGGGCCGAGCGTAGGCGCAAATTGCTCATCATCGTCCCAGCCAATCTTCGCAAGCAATGGAATCAGGAACTTCTCGATAAGTTCTATCTCCCGTCCGTTATCATGGAGAACAAGAGCTTTAATGAAGAAATCCGGCGGGGCAATCTGAATCCATTTGTGCAAGAGAGCATTGTTCTTTGTTCCTACCAGTTTGCAAAAGGCAAAGAGCCATACCTTCGGCAAGTCTCATGGGACCTAATTGTTATCGACGAGGCACACCGGCTGCGGAATGTCTACAAGACATCCAGCCGAATTGCCTTAGCGATTAAGCAGGCCGTCGCGGATTATCCCAAGGTTCTTCTTACCGCAACGCCACTGCAAAATTCCCTGCTTGAGCTTTACGGGCTTGTTAGCATCATCGATGACTATAGCTTCGGCGACCTCAAGAGCTTCCGGGCTCGATTTGCTCGGCTCGGAAATCAGGACGATTTCACGGAGCTGAAAGAACGTCTGAAGCCCATCTGCAAGAGAACGCTTCGACGCCAAGTCCTAGAATACGTCCCCTACACAGATCGCCATGCACTCGTTCAGGAGTTTGTGCCGTCGCCAGACGAGCAAAAACTCTATGATCTAGTGACCGAATACCTGCAAAAACCTAATCTCTACGCGCTTCCTGCGGGCCAACGCCAATTGATGACGCTCATACTGCGTAAGCTCTTGGCTTCCTCGACCTACGCTATATCGGGAACGCTCGCAGGACTTGCGAGCAAACTCGAAAACGCTGCAAAGACCGCTGAAGCTGTTTCATCGCCTCCGGAAGAGTTATCCGACAATTTGGAGGATTATGATGAATTGGCGGACGAATGGGAGGAAGACCCCGAGGAACCAAAAAACCAGGGCTTCACCCCGACGCAACTCGACGAGCTGAAGGCCGAACTTCAGCAGCTTGAGGACTTCCGCAAACTCGCAGCCTCCATCATCAAAAATTCTAAGGGCGAGGTTTTGTTGACAGCCTTGCGGCGCGGCTTTGCTGCCGCCGAGCAGGCTCAATCCTCAAAGGATCAGGCCTCACGCTTTCAGCAGAAGGCCGTCATCTTCACCGAGTCCCGGCGGACACAGGAATACCTACTCAACATCCTTGAACAGACGGAGTTCAAGGGCAAAGTGATGATATTCAATGGCGTCAACAACGATCCGGCGTCGAAAGTCATCTATCACAAATGGCTGGATAAGCACGCGAACACCGACAAGATAACCGGATCGCCAAGCGCAGATATGCGAGCGGCCCTAGTCGATTATTTCCGAGAAACCGCTTCGATCCTCATAGCCACGGAAGCGGCGGCTGAAGGTATCAATCTTCAATTCTGCAATCTGGTCGTGAACTACGACCTGCCGTGGAATCCCCAGCGGATTGAGCAGCGCATTGGCCGTTGCCACCGCTACGGGCAAAAGTTTGATGTCGTTGTGGTTAACTTCCTTAATAAGACGAATGCGGCTGACCAACGCGTCTATCAATTGCTCGACCAGAAATTCCGCCTGTTCAATGGTGTCTTCGGCTCCAGCGACGACGTTCTTGGCGCGGTGGAGTCCGGTGTCGATTTTGAAAAGCGGATCGCCGCTATCTATCAGCAATGCCGGTCACCGCAGCAAATTCAGTTTGAATTCGACCAGCTTCAAAAGGAGCTGGAAACGGAGATAGCGGAAGGCCAACAGGCTGCTAAGGAAAAGCTACTGGACAACTTTGACCAAGAGGTCGTGGAAAAAGTAAAGGTCCAGAGCTTGAACATTCTCGACCGCTTCAACGATCATCTATGGCAAATGACAAAGCATGTCCTGAGGGATCACGCAAAATTCGAGACCACCTCTTATAGTTTTATGCTGAACGACAATCCGTTCTCTGGTGAGCCTATTCACGCAGGCCCATACCGCATCGGCAAGAACATCGAGGACGCGAATACCTATCGCGTGGGACATCCATTGGCCCAGCGTGTTTTGGACCAAGCAAAGAAGATTGATGCCCCGACGCGAGAAGTGAGCTTTGACCTGTCAGGAAGCGGAAAGAATATCGCTATCCTAAGCCCATATCTCGGCAAAAAAGGGTGGCTTCGTGTTTCGCGCCTATCTGTGGTGGCGCTAGAAACAGAAGACCACTTGCTTTTCTCCGCTATTACCGATGATGGGACTGCATTGGACGATGCGCAGTGTAAGCGCATGTTCGACCTTCTTGCGGCAGAAGGGGGTGCGATTGATTTGCCCAGCACCGTGCGTGCAACCTTGGACAAATACGCCACGGAATACCGCCAAAGCACTCTGGAGGAGATGAGTACGCGGGATGGCCGGTGGTTCGATATAGAGATGGACAAGCTGGACCGGTGGGCCGAGGACCGGCGCGCAACATTGAAGGCGGCGCTCGACGAACTTGATGATGCCCTGAAACAGGCGCGAAAGGCGGCGCGCACCGCGCCTTCGCTTCCGCAAAAGCTGGAGCGGCAGCGCGAAGTGCGTAAACTCGAAACCCGCCGGGACGAAGCTTGGCGAGAGTTCGACCAAGCGAGCCGCGAGCTAGACAGGCAAAAAGATACGCTTCTTGACGGCATTGCTAAGCGGCTGGAACAGCACATCGAAGAAGAAGAGCTGTTTACGATCCGCTGGCGAATTGTATAGGGATTGCGAGGTGAGCCGATGCCTTCAAAAATTCTGACCACCGGTCTCACTGAGGCTACCTTCAAAAGTATCCTTTTTCGGAGTTTACGGCAGGCAAAACCAACAGTTCTGGGAGTAGCTGTAGCCTACGTTTCTGTGCCTGGTTTCAAATATATTGATAGTCTAGTCAATAAATTTGGGATCAAGCAGTTTAAGCTTGTTGCGGATACTAAAGATGGTGTCACCCATCCGGCAGCACTGGGATCTGCATTAGCCAAAGGATGGCATGTCCGGGTTGTGGATAATCTGCCCGGGACATTTCATCCGAAGCTCTATGTCGGAGGGGCAGCGTTCACCGACGAGGCCGGTATTCTAGACACATCGCTGATTCTGACCGGCTCCGCAAACTTGTCGGCGGCAGCGCTAAGTCGCAACGGGGAGTGCTCTTATCTTCATATTGGAACAAATCTCGCAAAATCAGCGGGAAAGGCTTGGCGAGATTGCTGGGAAGCTGGCTGCCCCCTAACAGCTTCTAAGCTGTCAGATTATGAACACTATTTTGCAGCTCGCAATCGAAACAGACGACCAGTTGATTTGATAACCCTTGGGGTCGCTGATGGAGAAATTTCATTGGAGGATGGAAGTCCGCCAAAAAACGTATCTCCTCCGCCAAATGAACAAAAAGCACTTTCCAATACCGTTGCAACAACTTCCTGGGCTGGGCTGCAATCGTTCACGGGCGACTACGACCTCCAAGTAGAATTTCCCAAAGATGCGGGAACTGTGTTGTCGCGTTTGCTTGGGCTAGCAACGGGAGGACATGCAGCATCTCTTCTTTGCGAAGATGGGATAGCCCGTCAATTCGTTTTTAAATACTACCAACACAATGGGATGTTCCGTTTGAACGTGCCAAATTCGACGCCCAATGTAGATTGGGCTCGGAAGCACAAAAATGGCATCGCTGTTGTCGAAGTAGATGATGAAGATGGGGTGATTAAGTTTCGTGTTGTTCGGCCTGGGCCAAAACTATTTGAAGTAGTTGCGCGGTCTTTAGGACTGGGAACATGGGGCCGGACACCGACTCGGCTTTATGGGTGGTACTAGATGCTAAACGCTAAAGCGTCTCATGTGATGACCAGATAATTTGGAGGGGTATACAATGGCAGACTCGACAAAGAACATTCCGGAACCTCTCGATTTGTCGTCGCTCGATATAGCGCTTGGCAAGAGATTGGAACTATTGCGGTTGTTTCCAGAGGTGCGCACCGAGGGAGGTAAGATCGACTTCGATGAACTCAAAAGAGTTCTAGGGGCAACCGTCGATACAAGCAAAGAGCGCTATGGCCTTGTATGGCCTGGAAAAGCGGAATGCTTCAAGACGATTCAGTCGCCAAGCCTTGCGACCTTGCGCCCTGCACCAGATGAAAGCGTCAATTTTGACGCGACCGAAAACCTGATTATTGAAGGCGATAATCTTGAGGTGTTGAAGCTGCTTCAGAAGTCGTATCTTGGCAAGATCAAGCTGATTTACATTGATCCGCCCTATAACACAGGAAACGATTTTATCTACCCCGATAATTATTCCGAAAGCCTCCAAACGTACCTGGAATACACCGGTCAGATTGATAGCGAAGGGCGCAAGTTCGGCACTAACACCGACACCGACGGACGCTTTCACTCTAAGTGGCTTAATATGATGTACCCACGCCTCTATCTTGCGCGGAATTTGCTCAAAGATGATGGAGCCATATTTATTACTATCGACGACAAGGAAGTCGATAATCTAAGGAAGGCTTGCTACGAGATTTTTGGTGAAGAAAACTTCGTAGCTCAAATTGAATGGCAAAAAAGATACACTCGCAGCAACAACACTGACGACTTCACTTCGGTTATAGATCACGTCATCGTTTTCAGAAAATCAGAGGCATTCAAACCCTGCTTGATGGAACGAGATGATGAGGCAAATTCTCGCTACTCAAACCCAGACAATGATCCACGGGGACCGTGGAAGGCCATTCCATTTCTAAACCCGCTCTCACCAGAAGAACGAAGAAATCTTGTTTACCCCATCCGACATCCATCGGGACGTGAAATTCTACCCACAAAAAAAGCGTGGCGCTCCGAAGAAAGTGTCTGGAACAAGTTGGTATCTGAAAATCGCGTCTGGTGGGGAAAAGAGGGGAATAGTGACATTCCAAATGTGAAGCGGTTCCTTAGCGAAGTCCGGCAGGGAATGACCCCAATTAATTTTTGGGACCATGAGTTCGCGGGACATACAGACATTGCCAATCAGGAGATTAAGGACCTATTCGAAGATAAGGTTTTTGACACGCCGAAACCGACAAAATTGATTCAGAGAATGATTCAAACCGCAGTTCCTCAAGACGAGGCGGCAATCGTACTAGATTTCTTTGCTGGTAGCGGCTCAACAGGGCATGCAGTTCTTTGCGCTCAACATGATCGTAAGCTCAATTTTGTATTAGTCCAGTTACCAGAAATAACTGGGCGGTCTGATTATCTGACTATCTCAGATATCACTAAAGAGCGCATTCGGCGTTTGATAGGTAAATTGGATAAGGAAAGCGAAGATAAGCTCGACTTGGAGGATGCCACGAAACAAGACCGTGGTTTTCGCGTTTTCAAGCTGGCGGATTCCAACTTCAAGGCCTGGGATGCCGACGCACCAAAGGATGCGGGGATACTAGGCGAGCAACTCGCCCTTCATATCGAACACACAAAAGAACAGCGCACATCGTCCGACATTCTCTACGAAATCCTTCTGAAAAGCGGCTTCCCATTGACGGCAAAAGTCGAAGCGCTTCCTCTGGAAGGGAAAGAAGTGTTTTCGATTTCAGGCGGAGCCCTCTTCGTTTGCCTTGAGCGCGAGCTGACGTTGGAGGTTATTCGCGCTATGGCCGACAAGAAGCCGGAGCGCGTGGTATGTCTCGACGAAGGTTTCGCGGGTAACGATCAGCTTAAAGCCAATGCCGTTCAGACGTTCAAGACAAAGGGCGTCGTCTTCCGGACGGTGTAACGTGCTATGAAAATTCAATTCGACGCCAACCAAACCTTCCAGCTCGACGCCATTAAGGCAGTCGTGGACCTGTTTGATGGCCAGCCGCAGGATGCACCGGAGTTCTCCGTCATAAAATCGGTGGAGAGCGCGGCGCTCTTTGCCGGTCAGGAGCGGACCGAGCTTGGGGTCGGCAACCGGCTTCTGCTTGATGACGACAAGCTTCGCGCCAACACCCGCGCGGTTCAGGCGCGCAATGACTTTGAGGTTGGCGACGAAGCCACGCCTCTTGAGGGGTGGGACCTATTCGATAGCGCGGCCGATGCGGCCCGCGTCTGCCCACACTTTTCAATCGAGATGGAAACAGGAACAGGCAAAACCTATGTCTACCTGCGGACCATATTCGAGCTTTCACGGCGCTATGGGTTTAAGAAGTTCATCATCGTTGTGCCGAGCGTCGCCATTCGCGAAGGCGTATTGAAAAATATTGAGATCACCGGCGAGCATTTCAAGGCGTTATACGACAACATGCCGTTCGAGCATTTCGTCTATGATGCAAAGAAAGTAAACAGATTACGGCAGTTCGCCATCGGCAACACGCTGCAAATTCAGATCATCAATATCGACGCCTTCCGTAAGAACTTCACCGGTACGAAGGCCGAGCAGAAGAGTAACGTCATTTATAAGGAGAGCGATAAGCTCTCAGGCCGCCAACCTATCGAATTCGTCCAAGCCGCACGTCCTATCGTCATTATCGACGAGCCGCAGTCGGTGGACAGCACCGACAAGGCGCAGGAAGCCATTAAGGCGCTCAATCCGCTCTGCACCCTGCGATATTCGGCGACCCATCGCAATCCGTACAACCTTGTTTATCGGCTGGACCCGGTTAGGGCTTTTGAGCTTCGTTTGGTCAAACAGATTGTCGTGGCCAGCGCCGCAAGCGAAGGTGGTGTGAACCAACCCTTCGTCCGGGTTGAGGCGATAACCTACAAGCCGACAATTAAAGCCAAGCTCAAGCTCCACGTTCAGACGCCGGATGGACCGAAGGAGAAGTCCGTCAACGTCAAGAACGGTGATGACCTGTTTGCGCGGTCAAATGAGCGCGCTTCTTATGCGCAAGGCTACGAGATCACCGAGATCAATGCCGAACCGGATTCGGAATATATTCGGTTTTCAAACGGCTTGACGATGCGTATCGGTGACGAAGTGGGCGGATTGCGGGATGATGTTTGGCGCATTCAGATACGCCATACCATCAAGAAGCATTTGGAAAAGGAATTGCAGCTCCGCAATCGCGGGATCAAAGTTTTGAGCCTCTTCTTCATTGATCGCGTTGCCAGCTATCGCGACTACGATAGCGCGGGAAAGCCAGAGAAAGGCAAATTTGCGCAGTGGTTCGAGGCAGAGCTTGCGGCAGCGGCGAAGGAACCCCGCTACCAAGTGTTGGATTGGCTAAAGCTGCCAATGGCGCAATTGCACGATGGCTACTTTGCGCAGGACAAAAAGGGTGTTCTGAAAGACACCAAGGGTGACACTCAAGCAGATGATGATGTCTATAACCTCATCATGAAAAACAAGGAGCAACTGCTCTCGCTTGATGAACCGCTTCGGTTCATTTTCAGCCATTCCGCTTTGCGTGAAGGCTGGGATAATCCGAACGTCTTCCAGATTTGCACTCTGAATGAAACCAAAAGCGCCGTTAAGAAGCGGCAGGAGATTGGTCGTGGCTTGCGGCTTCCTGTGGACCAGGATGGCAAGCGGGTTTTCGACGATTCAATCAACAAGCTCTATGTGATGGCAAATGAATCCTATGAGGATTTTGCCCGCGCGCTCCAAACCGAATACGAAGAAGATTGCGGCGTGACATTTGGGAAGGTGCCGCTCACCGCTATTGCAAAAATCGTGAGAGCGGTAGACGGCGAAGAAGAGCCCATAGGCCGCGAGACTGCCGAAAAAGTCCGTGATGCGCTCGTGAATCAGAAGATGTTGGAGCCAGATGGACGCCTTGGACCAGCATTTACGCCGCGAGCCAAGGACTTCAAGCTCGTCCTGCCGGAGGAATACGCTGATCTTGTGCCCGCCGTGGTTGATCTTTTGGCCTCGCATCAAATCGAGAGGCATATCCGTCAGGATAAGGACGAGAAGCCCAACAGGCTCAAGAAGGAAGTGGTGGTTAGCCCCGAGTTCGAAGCGCTGTGGGAGCGGATCAAGCCGAAAACCACTTATCGCGTTGAATTTGAAACCGACACTCTTGTTACGCGCGCGGTCGCAGCGATCAAGAGTATGGAAAAAATCGAAAGCCCGAAGGTGCGCGTGATCGCGGGGCGTATCGAGGTAAAAAAGGGTGGAGTGGCTTCCTCAGCCGTCAGTGCGGCGGAGGAAACCGTCGATCAGCCGAACTTGGCCATCCCTGACGTTCTGTCCTATTTGCAGAACGAAACCGAGCTTACCCGCTCGACCCTCGTCCGCGTTCTGCGCGAGTCTGGGCGGCTGGGCGAGTTTTTGGCGAACCCGCAGCGGTTTATGGACAAGGTAGCTTCGATTCTAAAATATGAGCTGCATCGGCTGCTCGTTGACGGGATTAAGTACGAGCGCATTCAAGGCTCCGGTACCGAAGCAGAATGGGAAATGGTGCTCTTCAAGAACGAAGAGCTAGTAAATGCGCTTACCGCCTTGGAGGTGAAAAAGTCGATTTACGACCACATTGTCTATGACTCGGAGGTAGAGCGCGAGTTTGCTCAGAAACTCGACGAGCGAGATGATGTCCGCCTCTTCGTGAAGCTGCCTGAATGGTTCAAGGTAGATACCCCGGTTGGGACCTATAACCCGGACTGGGCCATAGTGAAGCATGGGGACGAGACGGTCTATTTGGTGCGAGAGACCAAAGGTACGAAGGATTTTCTCAAGCTCCGCACCTCGGAGGCTGACAAGGTTCGTTGTGGCCAGCGCCATTTCGATGCGCTTGGCGTCTCCTTTGCGGTCGTGACAGAGGCCAAGGAGGTCTGAGGCGTGTGGTTGCCGGAAGCTCTTCAGGTGGCGATCTTCGCCAGAAAAGGGCCAGAAACGCGGATTGTTTCGAGGGTTTATGGGCGTGGAGAGGTTTTAGGGCATTTTCGGCGGATTCTGGCTCGAAACGCCAAAAACCTAGGGCATAATTTAGGGCAATATTTTATGCGCCATCGTATAATCGATAAAATAAGTTTTAGAACAGCATGTTACAAGGTGCATTGGGAACAGAAAAGCAGGCTCATAACCTGAAGGTCATAGGTTCAAATCCTATCCCCGCAACCAATCCAACATTAAGTTGTTTACCATTTGCCAGCGCCATAAGGCCGTCCGCGCTGGGCTGTAACAACGCTTCCAGGTATCCTCGACGGTGTGGACGAAGCTTAACTAGCCCAATTAAGGCTTTAAGCGTCTGTCGAGCCGCTGGAACGTCCCAGTAAAGGGCTCCCCTTAAATTTTCTACCATTTCTTTATATACGTGCTTGGCACGGGGCATAAAGGTCAACAAGGCTTCGCCGCTGGGCGCGGGAGTTGTTTCTAACGCCGCTTCGAAGTGCAGGCGGGCGGCTTCGGCCTTTTCCAGCTCAACTTTAGTCGATGGCGTAAGAATACCCGCCTTAATGGCGGACATAATGTTTGCGATGGTGCGCTCCGCGCTATCCAGCTGCTTTTTCAGGCTATCACGGTCGGGTTGCGTTTCTGCAGCTTTCTGCAGAAACAGAGTTTCAACCTCCCGTACAAAGACCTCGATTGCCTCCTCACTAAACAAATCGTGCTCAATGGAAGTCAGAAGCCTGTCTTCTACGACATGGCGAGGAACACGCAGACGGTTGGAACAAGCGGCATTCCCTCTCTGTATATTCGTCGCGCAAGCATAAGATGTACTGCCACACATCGTGTAATTTGCCCCACAGCAGCCGCATTTCAGCAACCCAGAAAAAAGGTATTTTCCAGTATGGGAACGCGCATTGGGATTGTTTAGCGCCTTGCGCAGAGCCACCGACTTACCACGAATCTCGGTCTGCCGTGCCTTTACAGTATCCCACAAAGGTTGTGGCACGATCCGAAGGTCTGGCATTTGTGTTACGACCCAATCGGACTCTTTGCGTTCAGTCCGCCGCCGCCTGCCTGTGTCAGGGTCTTTAATCCATTCAGATCGGTTCCAAACATAGGATCCGATATAAATCTGATTGTTCAAAAGGCCATTGCCTTGGCTCATATCCCCGTAGATTGCGCTGGCTGCCCATGTACTTCCACGCGGTGAAGGCACCCCCAATTCATTTAGGCGAGCGGCGATGCGCTTCGGGCTTTGACCAGCTGCGAACCATTCAAAAATCTGTTTTACCCACTTCGCTTCGTCTTCATCTACGACACGACGAACGGCAATAACCTCAGGTCTGCCGCTGGCATCAAGCTTGGTAGGATTTTCAATCGGGCAACGTTTGTAGCCATATGTTCTGCCTCCAGCACTATACCCATTCGCCGCTTTGCCATAAAGTCCTCGATGCGTCTTTTCCTTCAAATCGTCCAGATACAATTCGTTCATAAGTCCACGCATGGTGGACTGAATCTTTTCACCCTTTGTGGCGCTATCATAGCCATCGCTAACGCCGATGATGCGGATACGCCGAAACTTAAAGCGACGGATGGTCTGTTTGATCTCAATCTCGTCACGAGAAAGGCGGGAAAGATCATCAACGAGTAAAACGTCAAATTCTCCACGCCCCGCCGCCGCAAGCATGGCCTGATAGCCCGGACGCTCTTTGCTGGCTCCGCTAATGGCTTTATCTTCAAAGCGGGAGGAAACCTCCATTTGCATACGCTCGGCGTACCGGATGCAGTTGCGCTCTTGATCTTCAATCGAATTATCCGACTGCTTGTCGGTACTAAAACGGGCATATGTAGCGGCGCGCATAATAAATCCTTTCATTGCCCAACTCATTTTATTCCAACAGTGCAAATCACAAAGAGAATTAGTCAGGGAAGAAGGGTTATTAGGGTTACGGGTTACTAACCCGATAACCTTCATAACCCTTCTAACCCGTAACCCTACCTATCCCCTCCATTTTCCTGTTTATGAAATTTTTTCTGTTTTTGTTCCTTCGGCGTATATTTCCCGCCATCGTGCCATTCAATCAGCCCCGCCTGCCGCATACGGCTCAGCGTCTTCGCCAGAGACTCCGCTCGTTTGCCAATCATCGACCCTATTTCCTTCGGACCAAGAGGTCGTCCAGCGTCATGCAACACCTTGAGGATTTCGGCGCGTACATTGCTTATGCTAACTTCCACAGCATCACCAAGATATGTCCAACGCCCGTTATCGAATTTGAGGGCAATGGATTGCTCTGCAACATCTCTGCCTGTTACATGCAGAACACCATCCGCGTTGCTACGATCACGCACGAGAACCATGATCGTGTCCGCCGCACCAGTTAGGCCAGTAGAACCAGAAACACGTTCTAGATAGTCATCTGAAGAAGCCTTGCGTAAGTGGTGAACGACAACTACGCCAACGCCATACTTATCAGCTATGCGCTTTAAGGTGGCGACCTCTTCATAATCCTCTTGATAAAGGCTGCCCCTGCCAGTCGGGGGCTTACGTATCTTTGCTAACGTATCAATGAAGACGATTTTGCATGCGGGCATTTTCTCAAGCTTACGTTCCAGTGCCTCCAGCCCTCCCTTTTCTACCGTCTCCCACTCCGTGGCAAAATGTGTATGCTCGTTAATCTTCTGCTGGCCTTCTGTCAGTTTCCTTATGCGATCCTGTAATCTGCGGGGCGGGTCTTCCAGCGCGATATAAAGGCAATCCATTTGCTCCGTTTCATAATGCCCCAGCGCCCGACTATGGGTAGCAATCGCCATTATGATAGACAGTATAAGCCAGCTCTTACCTACCTTCGGCGGCCCTGCGAGTATTGTTAACCCGATAGGTATCAATCCCTTAATGGCCCACTGTAACGGTGGAAATTTTTGTTGTGCCAGCTCCGCACCCGTTATGATGTGGTGGCGAAAAAGGGGCACGAGCGGTAACCTCTCAAACGCTTTCTGACCCCGTTTGCCGTGTTTCTTTAGGTAGTCGTCGAGGCCAACTTTCTCGCTGCCAGGATCATGTGGCAAGTCACGGCGATAAGGGTCAGCACCAAGCTCAACCAACTTGTCCTTCAATCTCGACAAGGCCAACTGAACATTGTCATTAAACTTGATGTCAGAATCGAAAACGATTGTTGTTTTGCGGTTTTCCCAAGCAATGCGGCGGAAATCTTTTATCAGTTCAGACATCTTAGCCTTCCTTTCTAAGCCAATTCCAAACCCCACCAAGCCCCGCCGTCACGATACCGGACAAACAGGCTTTTGCTGCCTTACGTTCTCCTTCGGTCAGGCACAAAGGAATGGCGGTATCTACGGCAATTTTCTTCCAATCTAGAAAGGGGAACGGTGGAAAATAGAGCTGAGACTTCGTACCTTTCGGCTGAAGATACTTTGGTAATTTATCGCATCCGTGCAGTCGGTAACGAGCGTAGCCTGTAGGTTTTCCGTCTAAACCGAAGTAAGGGATCTCATGACCAACGACCTGTTCATCGCGCAGAATCTTTTTATATTCAGGAAACAACTTAACAAGTTCTTCTGTCCCTACGTCCCGAATCCCCATCTGGGCCGCATGTTCTGCCGTTAGGCCGCTGTCCATAAATATTTTTAGAGTTGCATTGGATAATTTAGTCATTCTTCTTCTCCTCGTTGCTGTGGGTAAAATGAGGCGCAAGCCTTTCTTCCCCGCCGCATTGTGGCGAAGCTATCCTTGCTGAGGATGCTGTTTGCTGCATGGCGGCGAGGTGTTTTTCGACCGCGATACGGGCCAAGAACTTAATGAACGCCTCAAGCGCAGGAGACACAGTCAAATCCTGCCTCGATGCGCGCGATGCGATAGTATCACTAAGTTTTGGCAAATCGCTGTCCATGCAGAAGCGATACACGCTCCTCAAAGGCAGGTCTTCGCCCGCTAAGGAAACCTTAGAGGTATAATTTGCGCATCAGGTCTACACGCGCCGCCAGAATGTTTTTGCATAATCCACGGTTCGGCGCATGGCAGCCTCACCTATGCCATTCTTCCCACCAAAAATATTGGCCATCTCATGAATTGGAACACCCTCATTGTATGCGTCTAGAATTCGAAGAAGGGTAATGGGCTGCCTACCATTCACATTATTTTTTCTGTTCGGGCGAGGGGCTTTTTCTTTATTATTGACGTAGTGTTTTCGCTTTTTCTTATAGACGGCCTCGATAAACTTCAGCTGTGGTTTGAGAGGATGATAAATATCTACTGATATTATTAGGCCGCCTTCCGATTTACTTAACGCCAAAACGTCATAGTGGCGCGCTTGTTTTTCAGGATCACGCTCAGGAAATTCAACCACAGCGCACGGCCGAATAAACTTGGGTGGAGTTTGTATGCATGGGTCAGCCCATGACTTTAACCCAAAGTCAAGATAGCCATATGCTTCTTGGGCCACCCAAGCCACGCGATACTTTGTATCTCTGCGCACAAATTCCCAGCGCAAGCGGTCGCCCTTTGCATTTTCAACAGCGGCGTATTCTTCTTTGTTCAGCCAATTGGGGACGTTCCATTTTTTGCGTTCAGCGTCAGCTTCCTTGTCAGCGAATTTTGCGGATGCTCTAGCCATGCGCCTGCCTTTCACAAATGAAGATTTATTAACCAAAATAACGCTTATTCATGGCGTTAGCATAGTTCTTTGTCTTTGCCATAATTCGCGCTAAAGTTACCGCAGAGACAAGGCGAATCTTGTCTTCGGGGCTTCAAAACTCCACCTATAGCGGTACTTTGCGTTGCCGATACGAACGCTGCCTCCGGCTCTTACGGCTGGGAGGCAGTGGCGTATGTCCAAGCCTCGCGGCTAAAGGCCATTGCGATCGTCTATAGGCGATTTTTGAACTCCCAGCCACCAGCGGGCACCCTTTATTGTTGGGTGCCCCAAACAGAGGGGAGTTAATATGAAACGAAGCTTCTTTGCCTTGCTTGTTGCGACAGTAACGCTGTCAGCATGTGGTGATGTGAATACCTATCGCCCACAGGTCTCTATTAGCCCAGCTAATAGCACCTATGATAAAGATGTTGCCCAATGCATCTCCGAGGGGAAAGAAAAACATAAACAAGCTGCCGACGCCTACGTCTCAAGTGGTAACTTCTTATGGACAGGCACGCTTGGTCTCGCTGGCAGTGCGGTAGGCAGCAAAATGGGGTCAAACGATTACAATAAATCCACTTATGACTTCATCAATGAGTGCCTAGAGGCAAAAGGCTACAAATTGGTGCGGTAATGGACGAAGAAACTGCAAAACGCATCGAGCGTAAAATCGATTTTATATTTATCTTCCTGACCGGCCTCATCGGTGGAGGCTTAGGAACAACCATAATCATCCATCATGATTTATACGGTTTTTGGACAACAGCGATTATGGCCGCACTAGTGGGAGGCGGAATCCCGGCTTACTTGCTTGTTAAGTACCGGAACATCTTATAATCCCTAGGTATAAAATCTGTCTCTAGGCAACACCTTACTGGCGAAGAAATGCTCAATGAGGCTTTTGTTTTCTTCGAAATGGTTGTTTGCCATATTAGGTAATCGCGCAGTAGCCGCAACCCAGTCATCAAGCTCTATGTTGTTGGCATCGGGGCCTGGTTCTAATCGTAAGACTTTGTCCGGTCCCAACAGCAAACATGCTTGGGCGTGGGCATTATCTGTTGTTAAAAACATTGCGCCTTTAATAACCTCCTTCCAGCGCCACAATCCTTTTCTGGCGCTCGAAAGAGTTATCGAAAACGGGAAATTGCCTGTTCCGATAGACAAGACTTCAATTTGTTCACGTGACACATCATAAGCTGACAGGACATCAACTATCGCAACCATAACGGGGTTGTTGGCCCAGACGCCACCATCAAGGAATATTACATCATCATACTCATGACCATTTAGATATGTAGGTGCAGCCGAGGTCGCTCGCGCTACTTCCCATGCCTTCGACCGCCAATCATTCTTAAAATCTGGGTGATGGTCTGTTTTAAAAACAGCGATTTCCGTTTTTGGCGTGATAAATGCGGGGACAGCCAATCGTGTAACAGCGTCACCTAAAGTTTTGTCGCCAAATTCTCGATAAAGAAGTTTTTCTAATACGTCATGGTCATATAACGCGCCGAAAATATGCCTTAGTTTTTTTAACCAAGGAGCGTACTTCCATGACCTTTTTTGAGGAAAAATGCGCCCACCATCTTCGCGATATAAGCGCTCAATTCGTTCCGCAGGAATTTGTAGACCGAGAGCCAACGCCATGATCCCGCCGGTAGAAGTGCCGCTGACCATATCAAAGTAATTTGATATCGGCTCACCATGGGTTAATTCTTGTTCGATACGCGCCAGCAAGGTAGCGCCGTAAAGTCCACGGATTCCACCTCCATCAAGGGATAAAATTTTAAACGGGCGGTCTTTCGGCCATGGGAGTTTTTCCCGCCGTTTTGGTAACGTGTTCACCCGCCTGTCCTTAAACAGCTTGGGCCCGCGCTGCACCGACTGACTCTGCTCCAACTCCACCTCCACGCCATATTCCGTCAAAGTGCCATAACTCATAAAAATACAGCCATCTTGCCGCCCATGGTACTGTCGTGTCGGCGATCAACATATTTGGCGACCACTCTTGTCCGTCCGGGTCAAAAAGGCATAGGCCCGATGTCAAGGGGCTTGCCTCGTCGAATATCAGGTGCGGGATATTCTCGTATTTACCCGCCTCTCTAGGCTCTAACGGTGGGTCAAGAAGCTGGACATAAGGCAGGTCCATTTGTCTGGGACACCACGTTATCCGGACGCGATAAAACTGCTGGAATCCCCGCAACGGCCCCTCCCAGACCACAATTTTGGCAGTCTGGGCAACAATCATAAAATTAGGCCACAGCCTCATCCGGGCGATCTGCGCCCCTATACTACGAGGACGCGAATGATAGGGCAGCCCCTTCATTCTTACTTGCCTTTCTTAACCGTACCGCAATGAAAATGTTGGCGCGGCGTCTCCGCCAGCGAGCGTGCAGACCACGCAGCGGTTGGCATTATTGGAGCACCCGTCCCACGTTCATAAAGGTTCTTTGCACTATGGACCGGCGCGGTAGCCCTTTCAAGTAAGGCGTCAATTGACCGCCTGCTGACCCGTTCACCAAAAAGCGTAATGACGGTCGCTGCGATTTGCTTAAAGCCTGTCGTCTTAAGATGTTCAATGCCAGAAATCAGTACCGACATGTCAGCCTGCAAAGCTTCCATGTCGGCGCGCTCTTTCGGCCAACGATCATTAAACTTGTCAAGAGGGTAGGAAGGATTGCGTTCATCAGGAAATTTACCGGTGGCAAGACTGAACCCCATCTGGTCATGAACATGGTGTGCTAAGGCTTCAAGCTGCGCGCACAGCCCTTGATCAGATACATTAACGTCCGCAGCCAGTTTGGCCAAATAGATAGACGGCGGTTTTTTCATGTTCCGCCCTTCATAGCGAAGGTTTACGTAACGTTTCAGCAGCTTCAAAGCCACCGATTGTTCGGCATCGTGCCGGCTCGGCAGGATCACTGGCAGCTTATCCTGCTTTGCGTCCATCGCGGCAGTTAGTTCGACCTCAAGACGATCAACGGCGTATGTACTGCGACGCTTCGCCAATGTGTTCCGAAACTCTTCACGGCCTTCGCGGACAGTAGCCCGAAACCAAGAGGCAAAGCCGAAAGGATTTGTCGGCACAAGCTTGTCTTCGCCCTTATCCGGACTATGGAAAATTTCGCCTGCGCGCTGGATACGCGGCTCGGCAGAAGGCAGCATAATCGACACGTCCATGTGCATTTTGGCGAATTTAATCTGAACGCATCGCGTGCAACGTTCAACATCAATTGCACCGGGGAAATTCTTCAAGGACTCGTACAACAAATCCAATGCCTGCCTTGGCGGCAGGTGCGCCGCGCCTTTTACTTCGACCATCGCATCCAAATCAAAGCGGTCGTCTTCGGTTCCGCTAACAATAGTGGTTCCCGTGGCAATGGAGCCTTGCGGATAGATGTGGGCGCTGTCGTCGGTCAGATAGGCGGCGAACGGGCTGTCAGGCCGTTCAAGATGTTCTTTCAACTTTCGGTAACGGCTTTCTGCCACTTGCCTGTCGTTGTCGCTCAGCTCGATAGCTGTGGCAATATCAAGAAGAAGGTCATCAAGATTAGGAGAAGTTAAGTTGCTCATGGCAGTTTCCTCTTTTTTTACGGCGCATTAATTTGACATTAACCGATGGCATGTCATAATCAGCACTACGTTTTGTAACAGACATCCCCCGAAAAAAGCCCCAAGAAAGGGGCAATAGGCGATGTCATAGCCAACTATACGGATTGTCATACCATGGAGTCAAGCACAAAGAGCGCTTCCTTCGCCGTTCGCCTGCGTCAGCTACGGGAGAAGCGTGAGTTAACGCAATCAGACCTCGCCCGCAAGGCAGGAATGCAGCCGTCGGCTATTGCCCATTTCGAGGCCGAACGACGCAAACCATCCTTCGATAACATCCGAGAGCTAGCCAAGGCCCTAACTGTAACAGTTGATTATCTTGTAAGCGGCAAAGAAGCGGCAACTACTGCCTTTCGGGATGAAGCCAAGCTTTCAGCTAAAGACATAGATTACATTCAAGGTATTATTGATATGATGATCGATAAAAAGGAGTGACCTTGGCTACTCAGAGTAAGTTCCGTTTGCAAATGGCTACGCAATTAGGTGAAAAAACCGCAAAGGATTTCGGTTTTTCCCAATTCCCTATTATTCCGAAAAACATCGCATGCCAAAAAGGTATCGAAGTTTTTGCCAAACCATCAGATGTTAAAGGCATATCAGGGGCGCTAATTTTAGCGGGCACAAAAGCATCTTTAATCTATTCCACCGAATATAACAATTCGGGGTTTGAAAATTTCTCTCAAGCACACGAACTAGGCCATTATTTTCTGCCCGGCCATGCGGAAGAAATCATTGCCGCAGGCGGCACACATTTATCACGTGCGGATTTCACCCAAAATTCTTCTATTGAACTGGAAGCGGATCATTTTGCCAGCGGTCTTCTAATGCCATCGTCACTAACAGAAAATCTGTTAGGTGAGAGCCAAGTCGGTTTAGAAGGTGTTCTAGCTCTGGCCGACAAAGCAAATAGCTCAGCCACTGCTGCTGCCATCCGAGCCGCACAATGCAGCCCTTATCCAATAGCTGTCATAGTCAGCCAAAACAACGCAATTGCATACGCATTCTTTTCGGAAGGATTTAAGGGGTTAGACAAACTTCCGTTTATTCGAAAAGGCACACCACTACCTGCATCCATGACACGTGAATTTAATTCCAAGATTGATCGGGTTCTGGCCGCAGAAAAAGCTTGCGCGGAAACAAATCTTAAAGATTGGTTCGGCGGCCAAAAGTCAGTTGTCCTCGACGAGGAAACCTTAGGCTTGGGCGCGTATGGCTATACCCTAACGATTTTATCAAGTGACCTGCTACATCAAGATCCCGATGAAGACGAAAATGAGGATGAAAAACTGGAACGAAGCTGGGAACCAAAGTTCGCATATAGGCGATGAATACAAATATACGTATGATATCGTTGAAATATCGGTGTTGCCCCACCTGTTAATACAAGAGAGAAACAGATACCAAGCATGACTGCGCTGCAGTCTACCGGCCCTTTCTGTGCAGCGGGACTACAAGAGTAGGCATAGGGATATTAATGTTTGAGCTATATCGCGTCCCCGCAACCAATCACAAAAGCCCTAATGGGGCTTTTTTTATTTCCAGGAGATCATAGGTTCATCAAACAGTCCGGGGGACTGTTTGACGCGAGGCGTAGCCGAGGGTGAGCGCAAGCGAACCCTGCAAACAGGCCAAAGCCTGTTTCAGCCAATCCTATCCCCGCAACCAATCACAAAAGCCCTAATGGGGCTTTTTTTATTTCCAGGAGATCATAGGTTCATCAAACAGGACGCAGAACTGTTTGACGCGAGGCGTAGCCGAGGGTGAGCGCAAGCGAACCCTGAACGACATCAACAGGATAGAGAATAAACAACAATCTCAATGGACTAAAAACAATATAATCGATAATAAAATAAAGTGCATACTACATGAATATTCAAAATTCTCTGGTGGATTTATTAAACAATAGATGCCCAACAAGCCTTTTTTATTATTTGATTTAATGATGTCCGAAAATATCCATTATTATGAATATAGTTGCGCGACTATTAATTTTCGAGCAACATACTTACCGAAGGCAGAAATGCCTTTGGGGTGTCGAAACCTCACGATTAGCGGTTCGTTGTATAATACCTGTCCGAGAACAGGCATATTGTTTTCGAGCTACGTTTTGTGCGACGAAGCGTGTTTGGAATATCCATTCCTAAACACGCATGGAGCGTCGCCGTAAAAGACGTTGTCTCCATCCCCCGCGGGCTGGGAGGCAATGGCGAATGTCCAGGGCCTCCCGGTCCAAAGGCCATTGCAATCGTCTAATCGCGATTTTCGAACTCCCAGCCCACCAGAAGAAATGATTCTTCTGGTGGACTTTGGCTTACAGCTGGGGAATTTCGAATGTATGCCCTCCGTCTATTGACACTTACGGTAATCGCGTCGCTTCTGACGGCTTGCATACAACAGGATGAAAGATGGCCTGTTGTTCGTGCCAATTACGCAGGTTGCGCTGAAAGCCAATTATCGCCAACACCGAAAGCACTTCCGAAGGCCGGAGAGGATAAATCCGAGAGCCCCCAACCCTTCAGCATGACATGTCACGATGAGTGGACGCGCGTTTACGCTTCGGTGGAATGGAAGGCCGAAGCGAAAGACCAAAAGTCTGTCTGGACGCCGATTGTCTCCTATGGGCCCGACTTGACGCTTAAGGCAATCGACCCAAAGGGTGATGAAGTTTCAATTGTCACTGTTCCTTCGAACGCGAAGGTCAAACTGTTTTGGCGAACCTCGCCTGAATCCGTCTTTTGCGAAGCGGAGGGTGGATGGTCCGGCCCCAAAACAACGAATGGGGAAGAAGAGGTCGCGCCAACATTTGCGGGCATAAACACTTATGTTTTGCGCTGCCACGGCAAAAACGGCCTGAAGTCGGTGGCTTTCGTCCATGCGATTGCGAAAGGGGAGACTCTTCCATGAAGATTATTCCGTTCCTCGTAGCGTTTGCCCTGATTGCTTCGCCAAATTTTGCTTTTGCGACCTGCGACACGGACAGCCCTGCTACCTGCGCGGTGGTCGGTGCCAGTTCCACGAAAAATGTAACGCCGACGGCGTTTTCTTCGCCATCGCCGACGTGCACGAAAGTCACCAACAATTGCTCGGCCACAGTTATGGTGCCGATGAGTAACCAAACGGCATGGAAGTCCTTCAACGACAACCCTCAAGGTTGCGTTGTGTTGGGAAGCTGCGGCTGTAATGTCAGCCCGTGGGGCTTTATTGCGGACGGGGCGAGCGTAACGGCCTATTCCGACCCTAATCCCGTCGGAGGCTGTAGCAGTCAAACGCGCACTTGTTCAGGCGGGACGTTGTCGGGAAGCTATGCATACTCAAGCTGCACGGCGGGATGTGGCGCGACATCCTCGTCATGGGGATCTGGGTGTTCGGGTAATGTAGCGGCCTTGGCCAGTGGCTCTTCGGAAACTGTGCCAAACTTGGCGGACTATTATTCGGGGTCGGAAACAGCTTCGTGTAGTTCGGGGACATGGTCCTACTCGAACCAAAGCTGTGCAACGACGGACTGCTCATCGCCCTGCGGTACCATCCATACTGGACAAACCTGTACGGCTTATGCGTCATCGAATCCGTTAGGCTCTTGCTCAAGCGAGGTCAGAACCTGCACGCGCGGCAGCCTATCCGGCAGCTATACAGCGTCAAGCTGCTCGCCGGGATGCGCGGCAGCATCGCCAACGTGGCTCACGAACTGTTCTGGCTCTGTTGCGGCATCGGTATCGGGCACGGTGGCAACTGTCACAAATACAGCGGCCTATTATTCAGGTTCTGAAACGGCTTCATGCAGCTCGGGGACATGGTCCTATTCAAACGCCAGCTGCACATCGACGGATTGCGCGTCGCCCTGCGGCACGATCCACAGCGGCGGCACCTGCACGGCCTATGCGGAGTCTAGTCCGGCGGGGGCGTGCGCCAGTCAGGTTCGCACCTGCTTGAACGGAAGCCTGTCAGGAAGCTATGGCTACGCCAGTTGCACAAACGGCTGCACGGGCACGCCGTGGGGTAGCGTGTCGAACGGGTTTAGCGGAACGGCCTATGCTTCATCGAGTCCTGCTGGAGCCTGCGCTAGCGAAACCCGCACTTGCTCGAACGGTTCTTTTTCAGGCAGCTATGGCTATACCAGTTGCTCGGCGGGATGTACCGGAACCCCATGGGGCAATGTGGTAAGTGGGTTTAGCGGAACGGCCTATTCGACATCGGCAGCGCCCGTTGGGTCCAATTGCTCAAGCGTAGCGACGGAAACGCGCACCTGCTCGAATGGCAGTTTCTCGGGCAGCTATACCGCAACAAGTTGCGCTAACCCATGCGCGGCGAACGGAATCTGCGCGGCAACGACAAGCGGGAGCACGTGCCATACCTATGACAAGCAGAGTTTGATTTATATGAATTGCTTTTGCGGCGATGATGATTGTGGCAATCATGTACATGCTGCGACCTGTTCCAACGGCACATGGAGCGGGACAATCTCGACCTATAACTCGTGTTACTGCAAATCCAATCCGTGCTTCGTTGGTGAAGCTCTAGTTACAATGGCGGATGGAAGCAGAAAGCCCATCAGTGCGCTTGAGATTGGCGACGCCGTGAAGGGACACAGCGGAATCAACCATGTGGTTAGTCTGCAATCCCACAAAACAAACGAACCGATCTATGGCTTCAACGGCGGGGCGGCCTTTGTAACGGGCGGGCATCCTTTCTGGACTCAGGATGGATGGAAGGCCATTGAGCCAAGCCTGACGCCGACAGAAAACCATAATGTCGAGACGAAAAAGCTTGAGATCGGCGATACGTTATATTTGGAAACCGGCGAGACGGAAATCCTTCGATCCATTGATGAGCAAGAAGGACGTAAAGAGCGGGAAGTCTTCAATCCATCTATGGATGGGGACGGGACTTACTATTCAGATGGCTTTTTGGTTCATAACAAAATTGCGCCTACTTGCTAAGGACTAGTTTGATTAAGGAAGTGATGGACTGGGATTACTGCCACGGTGTGGCGAATTGAGGGGGGAATGAGAATACGAAAGGTCATAGTGAGCCTAGTTGTTCTGGCGAGCATCGTGGCGGCTCTTGATGTTTGGGGCGTGCAAGAAAAAACAAAGCCAGTATCGAATGGCAGGCCTACGGAACCCGGCCAGCAGCTCGTGTATGAGAAACGTGACGATACAATTCGTTGCGCGGGCGGTCTTTTTGAAAAAGATAGCAAGGCGGTGACGCGCGTCGGGTTCAACTATGACTTGATGGAAGAGGTTGGCAAGGCCCTTGGAAAAAAGATCGTTTGGGTTGAAGGCGGGCGCTCGCCATTCCGCGACCCCGATGCTTTCAAAAACGATGTATATGACGTGTTTTGCTTACAGTTTTTGGAAACCAAAAAAAGATCGGACAAAATGATATTTGCGGCTTCGCTTTTGAAGCAACCCTATATGTTATATGTGCGTAGAAATGACGGAAGGTTCGATCAGAATATAAGTGCAGCTGACCGGTCCAATATTAAAGTTGCGGTTTCGCCCGGTTCGTCGGCGAAATATGTCGTGAATGAAGACCTTCCAAAGTCAGAGAAGGTGCTTCTTGGCGAAGATTCCACGCCTGACGACGCCTTTGCGGCTGTAGCAGCGTCGAAAGCGGATGTGGCGATTGAAACGCCAACGGCGTTTGACGATTATAACAAGTTGCATCCCGACCTTCTTAAGCAGGCGGGGGATCGTCCCATACGGATTTTGGCCTTGGGCTATCCGATCGAAAAAAGCAACGCTTCGCTCAAGATCATGATCGATGGCGCTATCGTGCAACTTCAAAAGAAGGGCGTGCTTGATGGTATTTTGAAAAAATATCCGGATGAAGCCAAAATATTTGTGCCGCTGTCTGAAAACTAAAGCGTGTTGTTTTGGGGTGCGATTGCCAATGCGAAGGCGATGACTATGGGCTTGCCCAACAGTCTTAAGGGGTTTTGGGACAGATAGGCCTGCCTTTCTCTTTTATATCAATAACTTGGATTTTGGCCGCCGCAAAGAAAAACCATCCTTTCCGGCTCTCTTCTTGAATTACTATTGTGTGATTATTGCATAAAGCTTAGCTTTTACAACCAATCGGATTATCCATAAGGCCCCCTGTGGCCGAGAGCGAGGAAAAATGCAAAATTCCTTTTGTCGTTTTCTGAAATTCGCAGTTTTTGCCCTTGCTCTTTCTCTTCTTCCGATCGCAACGGTTTACGGCAAAGATGTTGAGGGGGGCTGCGATACGACCAGCACCAAGTCCGAAGATTGTCAGTACGAGCCTTTGTCCTATACGGCGGCTCCTGCCGTCAGTATCAGCAAAGGAATCCGGCTCAAAAGCGGCGCGCAATATATCTTGTTCAATAACTGGCCTGCGATTGGCCCCCGCTTTGTCAGCAACGACAGCGGCAATAACTATTTTGTGCCTCAGGCCACCCAGAATGAGTTTCAAAGATTTCTCGATGCGTCAGTTCTTGGCGTTTCTTCCGGTTACGCCGTCGCGCCACAACAATATATCGCATATCCCCAAGGTTTCGCTTCGTGTTCGACGGGCGTTTGGTCGCCTGCGATGTCAAGCCCGATCAATGTTCCTTCGACGAACAGTTCGACATCTCCTGTCATTGTCAGTTCCTATATGCTGGTCCTTAATCCGTCGAATCCCGGCTCGACCACAACTTCGGTCGGCTCGACGGAACGCGGCAAAAGTCCGGCCGAGTTTTCTTATGCGCGACAGGATTGTTCGACCGATAACCAAGGCACGAAAAAATGCCGGTCGGTTTCGTTTGTTCAGGATCAATTGCTCAGCTTCCTTGCGAACGGAAAGGCGCCCTCTTTCAGTTGGTCGTCTCCCGGCATTTCTGCGAGGCTTTATGTCAGTCAGGACGGCGGGGACTATGCGGCTGTTGCCGATTGTTCGGGCAATTATGCGCCCAAGATCGACGGAGCTTGCGGTTCCGCGAATGGCGAAAAATATTCAAGCGCGCCGACATCCGGCTTGTGCAGCACCGGAAACGCAACCTCGCCGACAGGAAGCAGCTCTTCGTGGAGCTGGATCTGTCAGGGGGTGAACGGCGGTGCCAACCAATCTTGCGCGACCGCTACGAACTGCAATCTCCCATGGGGCGGCAGCGTCTCGGTCGGGGACGAGGTGACAGCCTATGAGGCAAGCGCCGCGTCTGGCGGCGGAAGCTGTAATTCGGAAACCAGAGTATGCCAAAGCAACGGCACCCTGTCCGGCAGTTTTACGTATCAAAATTGCGTCGATAAAGGCGCTTGCGGCGCTGCAAACGGAAAGAGCTTTTCTTCGGCTCCCACCGCCGATTTGTGCGCCAGCGGAACCGCTTCGCCGGTGACAGCTCTATCGGATGTATGCCCGGGCTATACCTATTACAGCGGGATCTGCCTAGGTTCAGGTGGATGCACCATCTATACGGTTCCGCAGGGTTATCGCACTTGCGGATACCAAAACAGGAGCTCGTGCTGGGAATGCGTCGTCAGCTATCCCGGATGCTATGGGTGCGAACAGTACCATTGCTGCAATCCGGGATTCATGGGGTGGTCGTGGACCTGCACGGGGGCCGCGGGAACGGATCCTGCAAAATGTTCCGCATACTAGAAGTGGTATAGATTCACCCAACATTCTTGAGGAGGGGGGGCAAATACGTCTTGGCTTAACTTGATGGCGAAAAGGCGATTATTGCCTTCGCATCAACTATTAACCACAAGCCTGCGATGAAACTATTATGAAACTTATCCAAAATGAAATATTATAACTAAAGACAAAAACGGAGAATTCCAATGAAAGAGATTTCGGCCGAAATTAACCCCCAGATTAACAACAGCAGAATGTCTGCTGCTAAGGGAATTTTGTTTGGCGTTGCCATGATGGCGGTTACAAATCTTACGTACGGCAGCGCGATGTTTCTTCTTCATCCGGCTGCAGGATCTGCGAATGGTGTTGCCTCCGCAGTTGGTTGTCCGACAAGGGATTTTGGAAAAGATCTTCTCGATATGGGGGTAAGCCGCAAGGTTGCTCTTCCTCTCACGGTTGGCGCCCTTGCTTTCAACGCGTTCTCTGCCGGTCTCGCCGGTTCTCTTTGGGGGGCTGCATTGGATGATGGATCGAAGCTGAGCAAAAAGGTTGATTGCTCGGGCCCCCTCTCAGACAGTGGCTATCATCCCGGTGTTAACGCGAAGGGAACTTTGGTTCCGAACGCCCATCCATAAATCCCTCATAAGCGGGATCTCGTGCCATTGAGCCTCCTTCATGGAAGGCTGGAATCGCCAGCTTTCCGCTGGGCCCTGACGCATTGCGTCATATGATTAACAAAGTGTGAGCAAGGCCGGATTTTAGATAAAATCCAAGACATTTTTTTTTACCTTTTAACCCTTATGGCTTATTTTTGAAGAGTATTAGGAAAAGAGTGTGCCGTGGATCTTTCGACTTTAAAAGATATTGCCTCAGAGCTGCGCGAAGAGAAAAGGCGCGACCAAGAGCATTTTTTGGCCAACAGCGAAGATGACGCGCACCGTCGTTATTTTGGCGCGAGCCTCAAACATAATTTATTCGCGGATTGTTGCAGCGATATGCAGACCATGGCGCTCAACGGATTCAAAGATTGGGGGGATCCGAAGGTTCTAGCCCATGAAGCTGCCTTGTCCTTTCCGGATGGGCATCCACGCCACCATATAACCGTCGTCGAGGTCGGGCAAGACAAGGGGCCGTCCCGCTATTATCTTCTCGACCCCTCCTTTCAACAATTTATGCCGCCGACGGACGAGGCCTTCAAAGAAATTTATACCGATATGTATAAGCCCGATACGTCGGATTGCCGACGCGCGGAACGCAAGGAGGATCTGCCCGCTTACAAATTGATGTCGGATCCGCAGACGAAAGGCTGGTGCGAGGATTTGATGCGCGACGGCGTCGTCGAACTGACTCCGGAAGTGGCTAAACGCTATTTTGATTCTTTTCAGCCGACTTGGGCCTACCAAGGAAATCCGCTTATGAAAATCTTGCCGCAAGAAGAGACGTTGCGCTCTGTGCCGGGACGCGGCCGAAGGAATCTCAATGCGGTGATGGGCGGAGCCTCCTCCGCTGCCGTTCCTTCACCCTGCGACGCGACCTTGAAACGCATCCGTCAGGCGAGGCTCTCTCCTTGATCTGACCCAAGGCTCTTCTTGCAAACACATCCATTTTGGCCGTTAATGCTGTCCATCGACATTTGGCGAGGACAATCCTATGCCCATTCTGAACTCATCCCCATCGAATCCGCGTCGCATCGATCCGTTCATCGAAATTCGCGGGCTTTTCTCCGATCCATCCGCCCGCTTTGACGCGGTCATTGCGGAACTGGACGGGCCGCATGGATATTTTCTGAACCGGCGTTCGGAAAAGGCCTATTTTATTCTCGAAGGTTCGGGCGAGGTTTTGATCGAAGGCCAAACAACATCGGTCAAACCCAACGACATGGTCTTTATACCGACCAACACCCGCCATGGAATAAAGGGAAAGCTTCGTTTCTTGGTGATCTCGTCCCCGCCGTTCAATCCAAAGGACGAAGAAGCGCTTGGCGGCGTTTCTTAAACCGTCATGTCCAGCAAGCTGCCGCGGGGCAGGGTGCCGCTTCCGGAAGAATCCTGAACCGAGGCTGAATTCTTGGCCACATTGGTTTGCAGCTGATCGATAATGGCCTGACCGGCCTGCTGGTTGACCTTCATGCCCGTCGTGGCCATCGATTGGGCGCGCAAAAGCGTGCTAATCGCGGCGGCATTAGCGGCGGTACCGGAAGAAATAGGGCCTGTGCCCATGTTTCGAATCCCTCAAAAGGTCTGACTTGTCTTTTTTCTACCATATCCTATCCAAAGGGTTAAGCCGTAAATGGGCCGATTCTTCCCGCCATCTTCCGGTCGATAAGAAAAAATATCTATTATAAGAAAATATTCCTTGACATTCGTCGGCTATAGGCGTATTGACAGAACCACGACGCACTGCGTCCAAAGTCATCCGGTGTCATCCCCGCGAAGGCGGGGATCCAGGGGAACAATCCGAAAGAAACCGTTTCCAAGATTTCTTTCGGTCGAACAGGGGCCTCTACCGGCCCAAAACGGAACAGATACAAATGACTGACGCATCGCCACTCCCGCCGATCTCCGGCGAGGACAAGCTGAAACGCGCCACCGCCCTGATCGAGAAGAACCTCACCACGCTTATGGAAAGCGGCGAGAGCGAATCTTCGCGTGTCGCGGCGGCGCGCGCCCTTATGGACTTGGTGAAATACATGAACGGAGAAAATGACAAAGCCCGTCAATCCGATGACAAAGCCCGGATGGAAGCCATCCGTGACGCCCGAAGCCTGCTGGCTGAGTTCGCTGCGCTTAAATTTGGAAGCGCTACCGACGCCGGAGTTGCTGGCGCTGATCGCCCGGCTGAAGTGGATCAAGGCGGCAAGGCCGAACCAGATCACGCCGCCGGGTAACTGGCGCGTCTGGTTGATCTTGGCGGGACGCGGTTGGGGTAAAACCCGAACGGGGGCCGAAGACGCGGCGGATTACGCTATGTCGCATCCGCGTTGCCGCATCGGGATCATCGCGCCGACGGAAAGCGACGCGCGTGATGTCTGTGTCGAGGGCGAAAGCGGATTGATGAACGTCCTTCCGCGCGATTGCGTCGACGACTGGCATCGCAGCATGGGCGAATTGACCTTGACGAACGGAAGCCGGTTCAAGCTGTTTTCGGCGGAAGAGCCGGAAAGATTGCGCGGCCCCCAGCATCATCGCATCTGGTGCGACGAGCTTGGCGCTTGGCCTTCGCGCAAAGCTTTCGACCAGCTTTGGTTCGGGCTTCGTCTGGGCCGCGATCCGCGCGTTGTGATTACGACGACCCCGCGCAACCGCGAGGTCTTGCGCGAACTGGTGGCAAGGTCGGGCAGCGATGTGCATTTAACGCGCGGACGAACGACGGATAACGCCGATCATATCGCGCCCGCGGTGATGGAGCAGTTGATGCGACGCTATGCCGGAACAAGATTGGGCCGCCAAGAACTCGAAGCCGAGCTTTTGACCGATTTCGAAGGTTCGCTGTGGCGTCGCACGGATCTGGATTCGTGCCATATAACCGAAGCGCCCGAAATGGCCTCGATTGTCGTCGCCATCGATCCCGCTATGACAGGTGGGGCCGAAAGCGACGAAACCGGCATCGTCGCGGCGGGCAGGGGCAAGGACGGTCTCTATTACGTTCTGGCCGACCGTTCGGGACGTTATGCGCCGGATGTTTGGGCGCGTCAGGCGGTGCATTTGGCCGAGGATATCAAGGCCGACTGCATCGTCGCCGAGATCAACGCGGGCGGAGACTTGGTCGAGGAGATGTTGAAACAAATCGCGCCAAGGGTTCCGTTCAAAGCGGTTCGCGCCATTCGCAGCAAGTTGGACAGGGCTCTGCCCATCGCGTCGCTCTACGAACAGGGAAGCGTTTGGCATGTCGGCCCGATGGAAAAGCTGGAAGACCAGATGGCGCGTTTTGCGCCCGAATTGATTTCCGAAAAGTCGCCGGATCGCGTCGATGCGCTGGTCTGGGCCCTGACGGCCCTGTCGGATATGCGCCGCGCCGATCCGAAGATCAGAAGCTTATAGAAAAAATACCGTCATCGCCACGATCTGTCCGTAATTAAATTGAGTCATCCCCGCGAAGGCGGGGATCCAGCGACGCGCGTCTGCGCGTCGTAAGAGGTTCACTTAATATCAACGAAGGAAAGGCATCCCATGCTGCTGAAGCCCTGGTTCAATTTCTCAGCTCTTCGCCCCGAAACCAAGTCAAGCCGCGCGGGCCCTTTGGTCGCGTGGTCGAACGTGGGCCGTCCGAAATGGACGCCGCGTCGCTACGACGGCTTGGCCGAGGAAGGATTTCGTAAAAACGTCGTCGCCTATCGCTGCGTCATGGCTATCGCCTCGGCCTGTTCGGCGGTGCCGTGGCTTTTGTACGACGATCGCGGAAGCGAGGTCGATAACCACCCGCTTTCCGATCTGTTGCGCCACCCCAATCCTTTGCAGGACGCCGCGGCCTTTCTTGAAAATATTTTTGCCAATATCGAAATTGCGGGCAATGCCTATATCGAAGCCGTCATGGCCGACGATTCATCCGAGCCGACCGAGCTTTACGTCCTCCGTCCCGACCGCATGCGCGTCGTCCCGGGTCCGCAGGGTTTGCCGCAAGCCTATGAATATAATGTAGGCGGCCAGTTGACCCGTTGGAACGTCGATCCGGTCACGGGGGCTTCGGCCATTTTGCATATCAAGAATTTTCATCCTCTGGACGACTGGTACGGCATGTCGCCGATGGAGGCCGCGCTTCTATCGATAGATCAACATAATGCCGCAGGTGCTTGGAATCAGGCGCTTTTAAACCAAGGGGCAAGGCCCTCAGGCGCTTTGGTCTATGCGCCGAAAGACGGGCCACAAACTCTGGCCGACGACCAGATGGCGCGCCTGCGGGAAGAGATGGATCGCCTCTACGGCGGCTCGCGCAACGCAGGTCGCCCGTTGATCCTCGAAGGCGGATTGGACTGGCGCGAAATGAGCCTCAGTCCCAAGGAAATGGATTGGCTTTCGGGCCGCGACGCGGTCGCGCGGGATATAGCCTTGGCGTTTGGCGTTCCGTCGCAGCTTGTAGGCATTCCAGGAAGCCAGACTTACGCCAACATGCAAGAAGCGCGACTGGCTTTTTACGAAGAAACCATCCTGCCGCTTCTTTCGCGCGTCGTGGCGTCATTCGATCATTGGCTGGTTCCTATGTACGCCGAAAATATCACGCTTGATTTCGATCCGGACGAGATCAGCGCTCTATCGGTCCGCCGTAACGCGGTCTGGGACAAGGTGCAGAATGCCGACTTTTTGACCGTCAACGAAAAGCGCGAAGCTCTCGGTTACGGGCCGATCCAAGGCGGCGATGAACTTAATTAGGGAACAAACAATGGACATTAAACATATGCAACGCCCCATGGCGCTAAAAGCGCTTGCGGCGGACGGACTTTTTTCGGGTTACGCCAGCGTCTTTGGCAAGCTGGATTATCAGAACGAGATTGTCGAGCCGGGCGCTTTCACCCGCACGCTGCGCAAGTGGCGCGAAGACGGACGCAACCCCGCGATGTTGTGGATGCACGACCCCACCCAACCGATCGGAGTCTGGCTTTCGCTTGCGGAAGACCAGAATGGCTTGGCGGTTCAGGGGCGTCTGGCTCTCCGCACGCAAAAGGGCCAAGAAGCTTACGAGCTTCTCAAGATGGGGGCCCTGACGGGCATGTCCATCGGCTACCGCGTTTCTAAAAGCAAGGTCGATGTCAAACGCAAGGCGCGTTTGCTTCTCGATGTGGATCTATTCGAAATTTCGCTGGTCACTTTTCCCGCGAACGAGGCTGCGCGCGTCAATGATGTCAAGCGCAACCTCGAACCCGACGACGATACGACACGGGCCATCGTCGCGCGGCTGCACGAAGCGGCTCGTTTTCTGCAAGAACCAAGACGTTTTGTTTAACAAGCCTTCGGTAGAACGGTGTAAATCTTTTTACCTTAGAACAGAAGCATTGTCTCACTGCGGAACAGAGACACTCTTTCACTGTGGAACAGAAATTTTCGTCCGCTTTGTAACGGAAACATTCTCTCCACTGTCATTCCCGCGAAAGCGGGAATCCAGCGCGCCGCGTCTGCGGCGCGTATGACTCTGAAGGAAAACTTGAAAAACAAAACGACGTTTTTGCAAAGACCATTTATCAACCAAGGAGAATATAACATGATCGACACCCAAGGGGTGCGCGAAGCCGCCGATGGTTTGGCTCGCGCCTTCGAAGAATACAAAAGCGTCAACGACCAGCGCATCGCCGAAATTGAACGTCGCGGTAGCTCGGACGCCTTGACCGGCGAAAAACTGGCTCGCATGGATCAGTCCATCAACAAGCTGCAAGACGACATCACGTCGGTAAAGACCTGCCTTCGCCGTCCGGCGAAAGGGACGGCGCCGTACGTCGCCTCGGACGAAAAGTCGGGCTATAAATCCGCCTTCATGCGTTATGTCACCAAAGGTATCGACGCCGACCTGTCCGCGTTCCAGTGCAAGGATATGGACGTCATCGCCGACCAACAGGGCGGCGTGATGGTTCCGGCCGAAATGGCGGATCGCATCGTGACGCGCCAGTTCGATACCACGCCGATGCGCCAGTTGGCCACGGTGATGAGCATTTCTTCCGAAGCGGTTGAAATGCTGCGCGACACGAACGAACCGGCGGCCCAGTGGGTTTCCGAACTCGGCACGCGTTCCGATACGGATCAAGGTTCCATCGGTCGCATCCGCATTCCGGTTCACGAACTTTACGCTTCGCCCAAAGCTACCCAGAAGTTGCTGGATGATGCCATCATCAATGTCGAAGAATGGCTGACCAACCGCGTCGCGAACAAATTCGCGCGCAGCGAAAACACGGCCTTTGTCACGGGCGACGGTATCGGCCAACCGCGAGGCTTCCTCAGCTACACGGCTGTGGCGACGGGCGATGCTTCCCGCGCGTGGGGTTCTTTGGAATATGTGCCAACAGGGGCCGATGCGGCTTTTGCCACTTCGAACGGCGCGGATTGCCTGATCGATTTGATGCATAAGCTTCGCAGCGGCTATCTGCCCAAGGCTTCGTGGCTTTTCCCGCGTTCGGTCGCCGATCTGATCCGCAAGTTCAAGGAAAACACCACCAACGCCTATATCTGGCAGCCCGGATTGCAGGCAGGTGTTCCCTCCACCTTGCTGGGCCACCCGATTGTTCTGGCCGAAGATATGCCATCGATTGCTTCCGGCAGCTTCTCGGTCGCCTTCGGCAATTTCGAGGAAGGCTACACCATTGTCGATCGCATCGGACTCCGCGTCCTTCGCGATCCGTATACGGCGGCGCCCTTTGTCAAGTTCCGTTGCTCGAAGCGTGTCGGCGGCGACGTGGTGAATTTCGAAGCCATCAAGCTTCTGAAGTTCGCGGCCTCGTAAAGAAAGGCTCTGGGGTGGGGATCAGGGGATAAGAATAAACATTATCAATCCCCGATCCCCGAACCCCGACCTTTAATTCCATATTTATTTTGAAAGGACATTAACATGGCAAATCGTGATTTGCTGCGGCGTATTGCCACGTCGCAATCTCTGGCTCCCGCCGCGCGCGTGACGGGAACCTTTACGGGTACGGGCGTCGATCTTCGCGGATTCGACGCCGCCGTCATCGTGGTCGCCTTCGGAGCCTATACGGACGGCACCCATACGCCGTCGCTTCAGCATTCGATGGATAATGCGACCTTTACGGCCTGCGCGGCATCCGACATGGACGGCAGTTTTTCCGCAGTCAGTTCGTCGGCGGGCGCGAATACGACGCAAAGCCTCGGCTATATCGGAACCCAGCGTTACGTCCGCGTCGTCATGACGACGACAGGTGCCACCACGGGCGCGGTCAGTGTGGCATCGGTCATTGCCGGATATCCGCGCAATATTCCGACGGTTTAAAGAATTGGAGGTCGGGGATCGTGGAAATAGTTTTCACTTTCCTGACCCCCGATCCCTGACCCCTGATCCCTTCTTTTAATTCGAGGCCATCATGCGCGAAACCATCACCAATATTGCCGAGGTCGTTCCCGCAACGATTTCATCCGGCACCTCTTTGACGCCAGCCGTCAATTTCGGCGGACTTCGTTTGTTTGGCATTGTCATGCCGTCTGTCTGGACGGCGGCAAACCTGACCTTCCAAATCTCGCCCGACGGCAGCACCTGGTACAATCTGTATGACGCCAGCGGCAACGAGTTCACCGTCACGGCGGCAGCGTCGCGGTACATCTATCTCGATCCCACGGTCTTTCCAGCCATGCAGTATGTCAAGGCGCGTTCGGGCGCTTCGGCCTCGGCGGTTGCTCAGGCGCAGGATAGCGTCCTTCAATTTGTCTTGCGCTCGGTGTAGGCCATGGACCCGCTGCTGTTTGTTACGAAGAAAAAGTCTGGCGCGTCGGTGACGAGCCTCGATTTCAAAACCTCGTTGCCGTCGGGCGCGACTTTTTCCCGAGCCTCGATTGCGACTTATACGAATGCGTCGGGCCTTATAGCTCAAGCCGCTAGTGGCGTGCCGCGTTTCGACTATAACCCTTCGACTCTCCAGCCTCTGGGCTTGCTGGTCGAAGAGTCGAGGACGAACAGTCTTCTCTATTCCCAAGACTTCTCGAACAGTCTTTGGCAAGTCTTGAATGGCGCGACGAAAACGGCGGCCTATGCGACCGCGCCAGATGGGACGACAACGGCGGCCCGAACGACGATCGCGGCGGGGGCCTATTTGTCAACCTATTCGATGATGCTGCAAGTCTTGTCCGGCAGTTCCTTGGGAAGCGGACAAACCCATTGTTTCAGCCTTTGGGTAAAATCGAATACGGGATCAAATCAGGCCTTCCGCATCGATATATGCCAGTCCAGCATTGCCGACTATCTGTCTGGCGATATGATAGCGACGACGTCTTGGCAGCGTTTTTCGTTTTCAACGACCTTTGGCGGAGGTGGCATCGGCATCATCACCGGCATCTTCGCCGGATCGGCAGGGGCGGCGGCGGATTTGCTGGTCTGGGGCGCGCAGCTTGAAATGAACTGCTCCTATCCAACATCCTATATTCCGACAACCTCGTTAGCCGTGACGCGCTTGGCGGATAGCCTTACTATGGCTTCGCCTTCGTGGCTCAAGTCGGATAAAGGAAGCCTCATCGTCAACGCCTATATCCCACGCGTCAATTCGTCGCGAAGAAGTTGCGTTGCCGCGCTGTCCGATGGAACGAGCAACAATCTGATAGCCTCAGAAATCGGAACCACGGGCGCGCCTTTGGCCGAAACCATTATTTCAGGCACCAGTACTCCATCGGCGGGATCTTTGTCGGCTGTGACGGCGGGATCGGTCGTCAAGACGGGCCTGTCCTATCAATCGGCAAGCAATAATTTTGCCGCCAATGGGGTCAGCGACGGGGCGGGTACCTTTGGCGCTTCGGGAGTGCCGTCTTTCAATCAAATCAATCTGGGCGATTTTGCGGGCAGTGGACGCAGCCTCAACGGCCATATCCAAAGTCTGACCTATTACCCATCCGCAAAAACTTCGACCGAATTGGTTGCGCTTACGCAGTGAGGGAACATGACGTCATTCAATCTTAAAACGGGGCCTGCATCCGAGCCCATTTCTCTTTCGGAATTAAAAAGCCACGCCCGCATCGATCAAACCGATGACGACGAACTGTTGTCGGGATTGATCGTCGCGGCGCGACAGTGGGCCGAGCGCACGACCGCACGCGGCTTCATCGATCAAACCTGGCAGTTGTGGATCGACATGCCGTTGTTTGATACGAACGGCTGCCAAGACGGCTTCTTCGAAGGGGCGATACAGGCCGCGCTGGATCAGGCGATTTTCCTTCCGCGGTCGCCCTTGTTGTCCGTTTCAAGTATTAATGTATTTAGTGAAGATAATTCCTCAACTATCTGGGATCAAAGGAATTATTATGTGGACACCTCTCATGAACCTGGGCGGCTTGTTTTAAGATCCGGCGCGGCTTGGCCAACCCCTTCGCGCCAAGCGAACGGCCTTATGGTCGAGTATCGCGTCGGCTATGGCGCGGACGCGTCTTTCGTGCCCGAGCCGATTAAACTGGCCATCAAACAGCTCGCGCTTCACTGGTATTCGCATCGTGGCGAAGAGCTGATGCCTGGCACCGCGAATGCCGATATCTCGTCACGCTATGGCGCGATCAATGTGCCGCTTTTGATTCAGGCGCTTTTGAATCCGTACAGGGTGATGTGAACCCAAAATTGGAATGAAGTTATCAAATATATTTATAGGAGTGTTTGATGGCGACGGGAAATCTGAATAAGCGCATGACGCTGCAAAAAGAAACGTTGGTTCCCGACGGATCAGGCGGCAAAAAAGGTAGCTGGATCGATATAGCGCCCTTGTGGGCCGAGCTGATCCCGATTGCGACGGATACGGTCGTCGTGGTCTCAAATTACAATCGCCGTCTGACCCACAAGATCGTCTTGCGTTATCGCGAGGATATTTCGACGGGCATGAGGCTGGTCTTCGGATCGCGCAGCTTTGTTGTCCGCGCCATCGTCGATCGTGACGAGAAAAACGAATGGCTGGATCTGTGGGCGGAAGAGGGGGGCTTGCTATGACAACCGCTTTCGATGAAATCCAGTTTCCGCTTCGGGCAGGCTATGGCTCGTCGGGCGGGCCCCAGTTCATGACCGAGGTCGTGACAATCGCGGGCGGCTACGAACGTCGCAACCAGCTTTGGTCGCAACCGCGCCGCCGCTACGAAGCGCGCACGGGCGTCAAAAGTTTTGCCGACGCGGCGACCCTCTCCGCCTTCTTTCAGGCACGGGCCGGTCGCGCGCGCGGTTTTCGTCTGAAGGACTGGAACGATTATTCTTCGGCTTCCGACGGCATTTCGTCGCCTTCGTTCGACGACCAAATTCTCGGCACGGGCGACGGGGGCACAACCTCGTTTCAACTTGTCAAAAATAACGGCTCTTTCGCGCGGAATATTCAAAAGCCTGTGTCTGGTTCGATATTGATTGGCCTTGGCGGGGTTGCTCAAACAAGCGGCTGGACAGTGAATGCGACATCGGGCGTCGTGACTTTTGCTTTGGCACCAGCGTCGGGTTCCATTGTTACGGCGGGTTTCTTGTTCGACGTTCCGGTGCGTTTCGATACGGATATCCTGAACCTGATATCCGAAGACGGAAATCTGTTTCAAGGCGAAGTCCCCATGGTCGAGATACGCGCATGAAAACCCTATCCGCCTCTTTGCAAAACCATTTGTCCGGCGATACGACCATTGCGACCTTAATCAAAATTACGCGCGCCGACGGAACCATACTTGGTTTTACGACGCATGACCGCGATCTTGTCATTGCGGGCGTGACCTATGTCGCGAACGGCAGTTTTTCTACCGAAAAGCTGGAATCCGACGCCGCTTTGAAAACGAACGATTTCGAAGCCCTTGGCCTGTTGCAAAGCGATTTGATCGACGAACAGGATCTTAGGTCAGGCCTTTACGACCATGCGCGGATCGATGTTTATCTATGCAATTGGGCCGATGCGTCGCAAGGCACGGTTCAACTTCGTCGCGGATGGCTGGGAGAGGTCAAGATCGAAAACGGATCGTTCAAGGCCGAACTTCGCGGCTTTCACGATCTGTTGCAACGTACGGTCGGAAATCGTTTTACGCCGGAATGCCGTCACGATCTTGGTTGCGCGCTTTGCGGCGTCAGTCTTTCTCCGGTTCTTGGAAAGGTCAGCCTTGTTTCCAGCCGCAGCGAATTTTGCGACGGATCGAACTCTTCCACGAATGGCTTGTTCGATTACGGCCTTTTGACATGGACTTCCGGCGCCAACAAAGGCCTGTCCATGGAAGTCAAAAGCTGGGATCTGGCTTCGTATCGTTTTACCCTTTGGTTGCCGATGCCGAACGATATCGCGGTCGGCGATGCCTATTCCGTCGTTCCGGGGTGCGATAAAAAGTTCTCGACCTGCCAAAGCAAATTCAACAATGCGATCAACTTTGGCGGCTTTCCGCATTTGCCGGGACTGTCGAAGATTTTGCAATATCCGGAAAGCAGCTGATGAGCGACTTATCGCTAAACCTGATCCACGCGGCGCGGGGATGTCTTGGTACGCCCTTTCATCATCAGGGCCGGACGGCAGGGGTGGGTTTGGATTGTATCGGTCTTGTTGTTGTTTCATTGAGATCGGCGGGCATTCAGGTTCACGATCAAACCGATTACGGCGTGCGCCCCGACGGACAAAAGCTTGTCGCGGCGATCCTGGCCCATGGTTTCAAAAAGGTCGATGCGATTCAATCGGGCGACCTTTTGCTGTTTCGTTACGACAATCAGCCCCAGCATGTCGCCTTGGCGACGGGCGAACAAACAATGATCCACGCCTTTGCCCCTGTGGGCCGCGTGGTGGAAACCGGCATCGGCGATTACTGGCGTCGGCGTCTTCTGGGTGTTTACAGAATCAAGGAATAAAAGATGGCCTCAGTCATTCTCTCCAGCGTTGGCGGCGGGATAGGCAGCTCGCTGTTGCCCGGACTTGGCAGCCGTTTGTTCGGAACTTTGGGAACGAAGATCGGGACGAATATCGACCGTTATGTCGGTCTTTCGGCCTCGTCCGAAGGTTCGCGCCTGACCAATCTGCGCGTATCGGATTCCCAATATGGCAAGGGCATACCCGTCGCCTTTGGGCAAACACGGGTCGAAGGCAATTTCATCTGGGCGTCGGATATTGTCGAAACCAAACACGCAGCCTCGGCCCTTTCCGGCAAAGGCGGGTTGGTTTCCAGCGGATCTTCGACCACGACCTATAGCTATAGCATCGATTGCGCGATTGCTTTGACCGATGGTGAAATCGGCGGCGTCCTGACCATTTGGGCCGACACGAAAATTATTTATCAAAATGGCGTCTGGAGCGACGGCCTTTTGGATAGCGCGACGCTATATAAAGGCACGGCGACGCAAGAGGTCGATCCGATCATGGAATCCTATATCGGCAGCGGCGCGGTTCCTGCCTATCGCGGGCTTTCCTATATGGTGCTTCAGGGGCTTCAGCTGAAAAGCTTCGGCAATCGTTTGCCCAGCCTGACGTTTGAAATTCTTCCGGCCAATACCGTCGCCACCCCTGCGTGGCTTGGCTATGTGCGAACCTATATCAACCAGAACGCGGCGATTGCCCGCAGCAACGCCATGCCGCCCATCGTGATTGGCGGAAGTTCGGCGCGCGCCAGCCGTGTTCTGATTGGCGGTTTTACCAAAAGCGGATCGACCCTGGCCTTTACCGTCGCCGACTATGATGTGACGGGCGAAGCTCCGGCCCTAAACGCGAAAACAATTGGCGATGCCTTTTCCTATTCGACTCTATCCGATGCTTCGTGGGCGGTATCGCCCGACGGCAGGTTCGTCGCTTTCTATTGTCAAGACAACGGCAATACGACAACCTATCGCTTTGTGATCTTTGATGCCGAGACGCGGAAGTTTGGCTCGATCTATAGCTATGCTCAGTCGCCCGAAACCTTCAAGCAAGTCTATTGGATCGATCCGCTTCATTTTATCATCAGCGATGTTTTGAATGGCGTGCGCGGGGTAAGGTTATTCGCGCGCTCGGGACTGAATATTGTCGATCTTGGGTTCACAGGCGTTTGGGGCGCGGGAACGGCTTCGTCGCTCTATCCGTTCTTTTACAGCCAGTTTATTCCGGTCGACGGAGCGCTGCTTCATATCGTATCGAACGGGTTCGGCTATTTTACATCGCTTTTGGCGCGCCCCTTATACTGGCAAAACAACTCAATCGCGGTTGGCGACGTTTTCTCGATTACATCCAATTATACGCAAAGCACGACAGGTTCCGGCGCGACGGCGCAGATCATAAAAACCGCGACGGGCGAGTGGACGATTGTTTTTACAACTTCGCTGAATGTTCAGTTGATGTCGTTTCGGCCGACGGCGACTGGCGTTACGACGGTACGTCCATGGCAAAGCTTGACCCATGTCGGGGCTCAGGTCATGGCTTGCGACTCGCCAGTCAGGTATGGCGACAGACTGATTATGGTTCAGCGCCGTTCGACCGATAATTATTATAGGCTAAGCGAAATTTCGTTGGACGATGCCGGTTTTTCATGGGCGACGGACGACAGGATCGTTCCCGGTTACGACTATCCGTGCCTGAATTTCAGCGCCTTTCTTCTGGACGGCACAAGGCTTCTGCTTCAGGCCGTCGCGACGCCGAATTACGAGATTGCTCAGCTGGCCATTATCGAAAGATGCCAAACCGGCGATACCTTGGATCATGTAACGGCTGCCATTCTTACCCGCGCGGGTTATGGGGCGGGCGATTTCGACGTCAGCGCGCTTTCGGACACTTCGTTGAATGGCTATGTTCTTGACGATCCCATGACGGCGGCCAAGGCTATCGAACCGCTTCAGGTCTATCAGCCTTTCGATTTGATCGAAACTTCCGGTCGGCTTCGCGCCGTTCTGCGCGGCAATACGGCTTGCGCTACGATTGACAACGCTGATCTTCAGGCCTCGACCTCGGATAAAATCGAACCTCCCGTCGCCGTGACCCGATTGCAGGAACTGGATCTGCCGCTTGAAATCACCGTGGATTATATCGATGCCAGCCGCGATTATGAAACCGGAACGCAGCGCGCCAGAAGGTTGGCGACGCGCGGCGCGAAGGCGGTTGCAAAACTATCCCTTCCGATTGTGGCGACGGCCAGCAAAGCCAAACAGATTGCGGAGGCTCGCCTTTATTCTCTGTGGAGCGAACGCGACAAGGCCAGAATCTTTTTATCCAGAAAACATTTGGCGCTAGACCCTTCGGACGTCGTTTCGCTCGACGATGGCTTGATGCGGATCGAAAGCCTGAGTTTGGAAAGCGGCGTTTTGGCCGCAAGCGGAAGTCTGATCCCCGATCAAGCCGTGACCAGCGATGCCGAGGCGGATGTCAACCGGACCGCCGATAATTCGACAACGGCGGCGGTCGCTTCGATCCCGTTTATCATGGATATTCCATTGTTGCGTGCCGAGGATAATCAGCCCGGATTTTATGTCGCCTTTTCCGGATTGGATGGGTGGAAGGGCGGCAGTCTGTGGCGGTCGCCGGATAATGCCAATTATACGCAAGTCGCCTCGTTCGACACGGCGGCGGTTGCGGGGATTGCGACGACGGCTTTGGCGGCTGCGCCTTCGGAATATTTGGATCGGGGGAATAGCCTTACCATTCAGCTTTATCAAGGAAGCCTTGCCAGTTGCGCCGAGGTTGATCTTTTAAACGGCATGAACGCCGCCCTAGTCGGCGACGAGATTATCCAATTCCAGTCGGCGGTCCTGACGGCACCTGGGCAATATACGTTATCTATGCTTCTGCGCGGTCGGCGCGGAACCGAGGCAGCCACCTCAACCCACGCCGTTGGCGAGCGGTTTGTGTTATTGAACTCATCATCTGTGGAATTTATGCCGTGCCTTTTGACGGATCGCGGGAAGGCTTATTATTTCAAGGCTCTATCGCACGGGCAAAGCTTGAGCGAGGGGGCGGCCTTTTCTTATTCAGGATCGAACGTCGCTCTGCGACCTTTTGCCCCTTCGCAAATTCGAGGGAACCGCACATACGGAACGGGAAGCGATTTAACCTTGTCGTGGGTGCGCCGCGCGCGGATCAACGCCGATTGGGTCGATTATATCGATACGCCGCTGGACGAAGATACCGAACAATATGATGTCGAGATTTATAACGGCGCGACCCTGATCCGAAGCTTTATCGGTCTTAACACGCCCACCGTTGTTTACACTGCCGCGCAACAAACGGCGGATTTCGGCGCCTCGATACCATCGGGCTTTACCGTGAAAATCTATCAGATCGGCACGCGCTATGGACGCGGGAACGCCGGAACAGCGATTATTTAAGGAGGAAAACATGACCACAAGCCCACGCCTTGCGATGGCCTATATCGCCACCTCGCAAGCGCAGAAAGAAGTCACGCATAACGATGCGCTGAACGATATCGATTTTCTGGCGCAACCTTCCGTTATCAGCCGAAGCTTGACCACGCCGCCAACGTCGCCCAATTCGGGCGATACCTATATTATTGCGGCAAGCCCTACCGGCGCGTGGAGCGGATACGGCGGTTCTCTGGCGGCCTATTATTCGGGATGGAAATTCAAAACCCCCAAGACCGGATGGATCGTCTGGTCGGTCGCGGATAATAAATATCTTTATTATACAGGCAGCGCTTGGAGCGCGATTGCCTCGCCGACCTTGGATGCGACCTTTACGTGGAATCCTGGTGCCATCGCTATGGGGGCGGGAGTTACTTCGTCGGCGCAGACCGTTACAGGGGCGGCCTTGGGGGATTTTGCCGTCGTTGCCGCGCCCTATGATCTGCAAGGCGTTGTGGCCTCGGCCTATGTCAGCGCGGCGAGCAGTGTCGTTGTTCGCGTTCAAAACGGGACGGGGGCCAGCGTGACCTTGGCCTCTGGCACATGGCGCGTGCGGGTAACGAAAGCCTGATCCTAGGATAGAATGAATATAAATCATTTGAGGTCGCGAGCGGTTGCGAGGAGCCTTGCGCTCTGGGCATTGAAGATAATTTTGAAGAACAATCTCGACCTTCAGTAGCGCAAGGCGAGGCGCAGAACGAGCGATGTCGAGCCATCCTGTCGGCCTGCTCATAACAAGGTAAAAATATGCTCAAGAAAACAATGAAGTTGGCCCTTGAAGAAGGGAACGGTCGACGCGTGCCTTTGGCCTTGGTTTTGGCCATTTTGCTGCAGGCCGCGACGGCGATCTGGTGGGCCGCCGGAAAAGAGCGCGACCTTTTTTTTCTGTCCGAGAGGGTGAGGGGATTGGAAACCTCGCTCGCGGATTTTTCGAAAAGCTTGAACCGGATTTCGGATCGCTTGGCGCGCATCGAAGAAAGACAGGAAGCGCAATTGAGATTCTTGGAACAAATCGAAAAGCAATCGCGGCGATGAAGGACGCCTTAAAAATGGAATATTCGCAAAAAGATATGCCGCTATCGGCGGCTTTTTGGCTGACGCGCGACGTGAACGACGATGGCGTGGCCTTGGTCAAGGAATTCGAAGGGCTTCATCTGACCCCTTATATGTGTCCTGCCAAGGTTTGGAGCATTGGCTATGGCCATACGTCCGGCGTTCGCATGGGCATGAATATTACGCCGGAAGAGGCCGATGCGCTGCTTCAGCAGGATTTGAAAAGCGCGGCCTTTGTCGTGACGCGTCTGGTCAAGGTGCCGTTGAACGAAAACCAGTATGCGGCCTTGGCCAGTTTCGTTTTCAATGTGGGCGAGGGCAATTTCGAGCAATCGACCTTGTTGAAGCTTCTGAATCGCGGATGGTACGAACAGGTTCCCGCGCAATTAATGCGTTGGAACCGCGCGAATAACGAGGTTCTGGGCGGTCTGGCCCGCCGTCGCGCTGCCGAGGGAAGGCTGTGGAATAAACCCGTCGGGGATGCGTGATGCGCGGGTTTTTTCGTATGATCTTGACGGGGCGGGATAACGAAACCTACGAGATCGCGCGGGTGCTTTTGTTTATCGGCTTTTTTAGTCTGATTCTGTTCGCGGCGATCGATGTCTTCGTGTCAGCTCATCCGTTCGACGCGCTGAATTACAGCATGGGGTTGACGGGGCTTTTGTTTGGAGGCTCCGGCGGGATTGCGATCAAGGAACATTCGGAACCAAAGGACAAGGATGATGGCCTTACCCGATAACTGGAAAATAATCGTGGCCGGCGGCATGGCGCTGGGCTTGGCGAGTTTTGTTTTATGGCTTGTTGTGTCGCGCGCGCATTTAGAGGCCGAGCTTGCCAAGACGCAGGCCGACGTCGCCATATGCCGCAATATCAATGCCGACTGGGCCGAGAAAACCAAAAGCGCCGCCGAGGCTGCGCGTAAGGCCAAGATCGAGGCGGCCCGCTTGATCGAACTGCGCGATAAGGCAATGATCCGCGCCGAGAAAGAGGCCACGGCCCATCGCCAGCTTGCCAAGCGGATACTGCGCATGACTTCAGGTGGCGACGAATGCCAAGCCGTTCGGGACTTGATGGAAAAATTTGCAGGAAGATAAGATTCGGCCCGTTAAAAACTTTCCTCGATAAAATCGAGCGGTTATCTCGGCGCGGGCTTTGGTAAAACGAATTTTCCGGGGTTGAGAGGAAATCTCGATTGATCACGAAACCAAAGATCGAATCCGTTTGCATTTGTGGCCGATGGAAGGATTCCAGAGCTTTCGCAAATTTCGTTGAGGAGTCGGGTTTCATTTTTGATTGCGGTTAAAAGAGAGGCGGAAGCCACAGAGATAGGCGGGAGCGAGGCCATGTCTTTCTGTTTTGCGACAAGAGATTTCTGGGCCCAATAGAAGGCCTGTGAAAGCGTCGTATTGGCGATATGGCTATGGGCGTGGATGCGTGCCAGAACTTCGAATGAAGGTGCGTAGCCATTTTTAGCGGCTTTAAGGAAATAGACTGCCGCGAGTTCGTTATCCCTTGGAGACAATCCATCGTCTTCATAAGACTCGAGCCCGAGATAATGAAAGGCTGGAGCATATTTTTTGTCAGCCGCCTTCAAAAGCCACATGAGAGATTGTTTACTCTTTTGCCCCGTTATCTTGTCCAGCCGATAAAGCTCGAACGCGGCTTCGGCATCGCCTTCTTTGGCGGCTGAGGCGAATGCCGAATAAGCGATATCGATTTTTCCTGCGGCGATAGCGCTGCGGGCAAGGCCATTAAAAAAGGCGGAGTCTTTTTGCGGTTTCATTTTTCAAATCCTTTCGAATTACGACGTCATCTAAGCAAATAACTATCGGTCGAGGCAAAGAAATTATGAAATACTGTGGATTCTTGATACTTCTTTTCATGGCGTCCTGTGGAAACGAAAGCATTTACCGACCGGTAGCGGTTGAATATCCGGCGCCCGTTCCCTGCGCTTCGGCTGTGCCAAAGCCTTTGTGGCCTTTGGATAATTTGCCGCGCGATGCCGGATTTTACGAAAAGGTTCGGGCCCTGATGGCCGAGAACGAGACGCGAAAAGCCTATGAAATCCAGCTGGAAGCCGCTTTGGCGGCCTGTCGCGGCGAGGAGAAATAACAAGGTTAACAGCGAAACTATTTGATATTAACCATACCGGAAAGTTATGACTGAATCCTTGGAGTATTTGTAATCGGATTCTTGAAGTGAAAAAAGATAGAAAGAAAATTGGAAGTTCAAAAGAAATTATCGTACATATCCAACGGATTTTGGATCGTTCGTCTTTGCCCGGAATCCAACATGTTTGTTGGGATGCCGTTCAGCTTCAAAGCACGTTGTTCAGGATTCATAATGCTGGATTTGGCGTTTATATAAGCGGGAATAATTTCAGACAGGAACGCAAGTTCTATTTCGAAATGCCGCATGTGATGATGGATATTGTCGATATAAAACCAACCAGACGCCGTATCGGCGTGCGTTCGGTTTATCCGGAATTCGACGAGCAGCAGATGAAGCTTTGCCAGCATATGTGCGATATTACGCAAACGCCGAAAGTTATGACCATGTTGAACGTCGCCTTAACGGCAATGGATGTTTTGGTTTCGGCGCATTTCAACGAATACAAGATCGACATTAGAGACAGCGAAAGAGATAGAGCGGTTTGCCTTCACTATTCGCCCTTACTGTCTTTGGACGAGCAGGTCAAAGGACAACGTCCGCTTTCCCAGAATCTGGGCGAGGCTTTGGGAATCCTGAAAGCTCCCGAACGTGGACGCGGTGTAAGAGCATGGGCTGCTCGAAGCAAAGACCACGACTGA